CTGGTTTTGCTGACATGATTCAACTAACTCATTTAAAACTACAGCAAATAATGGCTAGAATGGTACCAGATGGCGTTTATTTAGACGCGGATGGTTTAGCAGAGGTTGATTTAGGTAATGGTACAAACTATAGTCCACAAGAGGCTCTAAACATGTTTTTCCAAACTGGGTCTGTAATTGGTAGATCATTTACTTCAGAAGGCGATATGAATCCCGGTAAAGTTCCTATTCAAGAAATAACATCTGGTAGTGGCGGAAATAAAATACAAGCTCTTATTGGTAATTACAATTATTACTTGCAAATGATAAGAGATGTAACCGGGTTAAACGAAGCTAGAGACGGTAGTATGCCAGACAAAAACGCCTTAGTAGGCGTGCAAAAGTTAGCTGCCGCTAATTCTAACACTGCGACTAGACATATATTACAAGCCGGATTGTATCTTACAGCTGAAACAGCTGAGTGTTTATCTCTTAGAATATCAGATATTATAGAATACTCTCCAACCAAAGACGCTTTTGTAAGCGCTATAGGTGCTCATAATGTAGCAACACTAGAAGAAATTTCTAAATTACATTTATATGATTTTGGTATATTTTTAAATTTATCGCCAGATGAAGAAGAAAAAATGTTATTAGAAAATAATATACAGATGGCATTACAACAAAAAAGTATTGAACTTGAAGACGCTATAGATATTAGAGAAATAAAAAATATTAAACTTGCAAATCAATTGTTAAAAATAAGAAGGATTAAAAAACAAGACAAAGATAGGCAGGCTCAATTGGAAAATATACAAGCTCAATCTCAGGCTAATGCTCAAGCCGCTCAAGCTTCTGCTCAAGTAGAAATGCAGAAAGACCAAGCGTTAACACAAAGTAAATTACAATTAGAGCAAGCAAAATCGCAGTTAGAATCTCAAAAAATGCAACAAGAAGTTATGCATAAAAAAGAACTAATGCAATTAGAGTTTCAATACAATATGCAATTGAAAGGTGTAGAAGTTGAAGGCATGAAAAGTAGAGAAAAAGAAAAGGAAGATAGAAAAGACGAAAGAACAAAGATACAAGCTACACAGCAATCAGAAATGATTGACCAAAGAAATAGTGGAAAACCACCTAAAAACTTTGAATCTGCAGGTAATGATATACTAGGTGGAGGATTTGATTTAGGTTCGTTTGATCCTAGTTAAAATTATTAATTATTATTATATTATATTATGGAAGAAAAATTAGAAGAAGTAGTTGAAAAAACTACGCAAGATAATGTTACAAAAGTTGAGATTAAAGATGAACAACAAGATGATAACATTACAAAAGTAAATTTAGATAAACCACCAACACCAAAAGAAAAAAATGAAACTAAAGAAGATAACGCTGACGACGGCGGAGTGGTTGCAGAGTCTAAAAACGCCGACACCACAGAAAAACAAGAAGAAGTACAACCGGAGGCAGAAACACAAGAAGCTCCAGTATTAGAAGAAATAACTGAAGATTCTACAAAAGAAGAGGTTGCTGAAGCAGAAGAAAAAGTTGAAGAAGCTATAGCTGAAGCCGGGGCAAACGGAAAACCAATACCAGAAAACATCCAAAAGTTAATGGACTTTATGGAAGAAACTGGAGGAGATTTAAGTGACTATGTAAAGCTTAATCAAGATTATTCTAAACTAGATGATAAAAATCTATTATATGAATATTACAAGCAAACAAAACCTCACTTAAACAATGAAGAAATTAACTTCCTTATGGAAGATCAATTCTCTTATGACGAAGAAGTTGACGAAGAAAGAGATATACGAAGAAAAAAATTAGCGTTAAAAGAGCAAGTTGCCAACGCTAAAAGCCATCTGGACGGGCAAAAGTCCAAATACTATGAAGAAATTAAAGCTGGAAGCAAGCTCACTAACGAGCAGCAAAAAGCAATTGATTTCTTTAATAGATATAACAAGGAGTCAGAAGCAACTCAAAAAACAGTTAAAACAAACTCTGAAATTTTTACACAGAAAACAAACAATGTTTTTAACGACAAGTTCAAAGGTTTTGAATATAACGTCGGTGATAAAAAATACAGGTTTAATGTAAACAATGCTGAAGAGGTTAAAAATACTCAGAGCGATATAAGCAATTTCACCAAAAAGTTTTTGGATAAGAACTCTGCCTTAAAAGACGCTAAGGGCTATCATAAATCTCTATATACAGCAATGAATGCAGACGCTGTTGCAAAACACTTTTATGAACAAGGAAAAGCTGATGCTATGAAAGATAGTGTTGCTAAAGCCAAAAATGTTAATATGAATCCAAGACAAAGTCATGGGCAAATTGAAGCAGGAGGCATGAAAGTAAAAGTACTAGGTGATAATTCTTCTGATTTTAAGTTTAAAATTAAAAACAATAAATAACAATTTAAAAAAATAAATTATGGCAATTACAGGAGGGAGTTTGTTAAACAGCGTGCCTGCTGCACAAAAGCAGACGTTACAAACAAACTATTTAGATTTTACGGGTACCACTGACGTGACGTGGGCTCAACAATACCTGCCAGACTTGATGGAGAAAGAAGCTGAGGTTTTCGGACCTAGAACAATTTCTGGTTTCCTTGCTCAAGTTGGTGCAGAAGAGGCTATGACATCTGATCGTGTCGTTTGGTCTGAACAATCAAGATTACATTTATCTTACAAAGGTAACGTTAATTCAGCGACTGCTGGTGCTGACGCTGGTTCTGGTGTTTCTAACATCGCTCAGGTTACTATTGAGGCTGATATTGACGAAACTTCAGGTTTTACAGCTGCTAATCACGGTGTTAGAGTTAACGATACTATTATCGTTGCTAACTCTGACGGTGTTTTCAAATGTTTAGTATCTGTTGTTAATGGCGCTGTGCTTGATGTACTACCTTACGGACAGTCTGCTTTATCAGCAAATACTACAACAAAAGCAACAACTATATTGGTTTATGGTTCTGAGTTTGGTAAAGGTATGAACTATACAGCTGCTGCTGGTACTAATAACACTACTGATCAAAGAGGTGCTAACGAGCCTGACTTTAAATCTTTTTCTAATAAACCAATTATTATGAAAGATTACTACGAAGTTTCAGGTTCTGATTCTTCTAGAATTGGTTGGGTTGAGGTTTCTACTGAAGCTGGACAAGCGGGGTATTTATGGTATTTAAAAGCTGAAGCTGATACTAGAGCTCGTTTTACTGACTACATTGAAATGGCTATGTTAGAATCAGAGCTTGCTGATACTTCTTCTGAAGTTCAAGGTTCTACAATTTTACCTGGTTCTACTACAAATGCTGCTAATGATGCTGGTTCTGAAGGTTTATTTGCCGCTATAGAATCAAGAGGTAACGTTACTACTGGTGTTACTGGTGTTAACGCTGCTACTGATTTAGCTGAGTTTGATGCAATACTTGCTGAGTTTGACAAGCAAGGTGCTATTGAAGAAAATATGATGTTTGTAAACCGAGCTACTTCGTTAGCAATGGATGACATGTTAGCTTCAATGAATTCTTATGGAGCTGGTGGTACTTCTTACGGGGTGTTTAATAACTCTGAAGATATGGCGCTTAATTTAGGTTTCTCTGGATTCCGTAGAGGTTCTTATGATTTCTACAAGTCTGACTTTAGATACTTAAATGACTTAGCTACAAGAGGTGGTGTTAACGCTGCTGCTGGAGCTAATGCTATTAGAGGGGTTATAATTCCTGCTGGTACTTCTTCAGTTTATGACCAAACTGTTGGGCAAAGCATAAAACGTCCTTTCTTACATGTTAGATATAGAGCTTCACAAACTGATGACCGAAGAATGAAAACTTGGGTTACTGGTTCTGTTGGCGCTGCTACATCTGCTTTAGATGCAATGCAATTACACTTCTTAACTGAAAGATGTTTAATTACTCAAGGTGCTAACAACTTTATGTTGATGAAGTAAGCACAATTATTTTAAAAGACCGGGGCTTCGGCCTCGGCCTTTTATTTTTATTAATTTTATTATATATTATATTATGGCAAAAAAACAAAAAACAGAAAAGGTAGAGGTACCTGTTGTTGAAACACCAGTTGTTGAAACACCAAAACCTAAAAAAGTTGAACCTAAAAAACCTAAGTGGGAAATAAAAGATAGGATTTACTATTTAAAAGGAGATAAAACACCTTTATCTTATATGTTAAGAAGTTCTAACTTGTATTGGTTTGATGAAGAAAAAGGCTATGAAAGAGAGCTTAAATATTGTCAAAACCAAAGAACTTCTTTTGTAGATGAAATGTCTGGTGATCAAAGATTAGAACATATAATTTTTAGAAATGGTAGTTTATTTGTAGAAAAAGAAAAAACAGTATTACAAAAATTATTATCTAACTATCACCCACACAGGGGGAATATATATTATGAATACAATCCTGTTAAAGAAGCTGCAGAAGATATAGAAATTTTAGAACTAGAAGCAGATGCTATAGTTGTAGCTAGAGACATGGATGTTGATTTAGCAGAAGCTATTATGCGTGTAGAAAAAGGTTCTGAAGTGTCTAAGATGAGTTCTAAAGAGCTTAAAAGAGATTTATTAGTATTTGCTCGTAATAATCCAGCTTTGTTCTTAGAGTTAGCTACTGATGATAATGTTCAACTTAGAAATTTTGGAATTAAAGCTACTGAGCTTGGAATTATAAAATTATCTCAAGATCAAAGAAACTTTTTATGGGGATCAAATAATAGACCTATAATGACAGTTCCTTTTGACGAGCATCCGTATACCGCTTTAGCACATTGGTTTAAAACTGATGAAGGTATGGAAATATATTCAAATATTGAAAAAAGATTAAATTAATCTAACTGTAGATGCAGTCGCTCTACGGGGCGATTGCAAACTACAAATTATATTATATGGAAAATAAAAAATCAAAAGGTTTAGGGGATACTATAGCTAAAATAACAAAAGCAACTGGAATAAAAAAAGTTGTTAAAAAAGTTAGCGAAGCAACTGGTAAGGATTGTGGTTGTGACAAAAGGCAAGATACGTTAAATAGATTATTTCCTTATAATAATTAAAAAAAAATTATGATTAGTATAGATACAGTATATCAAAAAGTTTTAGCATTTGCTAATAAAGAACAAAGAGGTTATATTACCCCTCAAGAATTTAACTTGTTTGCTGATCACGCGCAAAAAGAGATATTTGAACAATACTTTTATGATTTAAATCAATTTTTAAGAGCTCCTAGTAACTCTGAAGAATATAGTAATATTATACACAATATAAATGAAAAGATTTCTTTTTTCGAAACTACTGGGACAATAAATAACGGCGTACTTAATGAAGGTAATATATACAGATTAGGAACTGTAATAGCTAATGGAGTAACTATAGTAGAAGAAGTGCAGCAAGATGATATTTTAGAAATGAATATGTCTCCTCTTACGAAACCTACCAAAGATCGCCCAGTATATGTTAGAACTGGAAAAAATACAATACAACATTACCCTATAAATTTACCTGATGGAAATTTATGGGGTTGGACAGGTACTTATACTTATATTAGAAAACCTTTAAAACCTAATTGGAGTTATGTTGTAGTTAATGGTAAGGCCATGTGGAATCCTGCAAACAAAATTGATTTTGAGTTACATCCATCGGAAGAAACTGAATTAACTTACAAAATATTAAAGTCTGCTGGTCTAGCGATGAGAAGAGATGATATTGCTAGTAGTGGGCAAGCATTAGAGTCTTTACAAATTCAACAAGAAAAACAATAATAAATGGGATTAATAAATCAAAATGCACAAAATTACTACAATGGTAATAATCACGGTAATTATCAATTTACTTCTTTAAAAAATATAATAAATCAATTTATGGTTGCTTATGTTGGTGAAGACAAAACTATATCTAAAGTTAAAAGGGTAGATGTTGCTTTTCACGCTCAAAGAGCTTTAGCTGAATTATCTTTTGATACATTAAAATCTAT